CAGCCGATGCCACCCATGTCGTCTGGTTGATCGACAAGCCGGCGTCCGCCGCGAATGCATCGTCGGCCTTGGCAAAGATATACTCAGCACCGTCGCTGCCGTTGACGACCGTGCCAAGCTGCGGCGACGGGCCGTTCAGATTGTTCGGATCACCGATGGTGTCCCACCAGAACTGCTTGGCGGTCTGCCAGACGTCAGGCCCCAGAATGGGGGTAGTGCGGAAGGGAGTCGTGACCATTTCATTTCTCCTTGGTTAGGCCTTGCGGCCATGTTTGGGGTGGTAGTCTAGGATGACATGCCCGGCCAAGATGGCCGCTACCGCCTCATCCTTCGTCGCGAAACTGCCGAGAGTTAACTGCTTCCCGCCAATGCCGATTTTTGCCGTCCAGACCTTATCCCGCTTGTGGTATCCCACACCGGGAACGCCGTGCTTGTTATTGCGGTAAAGCGCTTTGTTTTTCAGGTTGATGGCGAATGAAACGCTGCGGAGGTTTTCAATCCTGTTATCCGCACGAATCCCGTTCACGTGGTCTACTTGGTTAGGTTCTTCGCCGGTCACCAGTTTCCAGATTACCCGGTGAACCATCTGGTGCTTGCCATCGATCATTATGCGAAGATATTCGCCCTTCTTCATGGGCGATCCCGCTGCCTTCCCAGCTAGAACGCTGTTCCACCAATTTGCACGGTGCGCATCTTCCGACTTGCGCGCCCATGTGAGCGCACCAGTTTCCCTATCATAGACGAACATTGCCCGAAGTGTTTCAGCGTCGGGCAATGCATTCGGTGCGTTGACTGGTCTTGGTACAACCGGCCTCCTTATAAATGCCTAAGCACTTATAATGGAAGCCGATTAAGTCTGTCAACTAGCGGGATCGGAATCGTAAAACCTCCAATTGAATAAAGGATTCGACATGGTCAGCGCGCCTTCCCAGCCGATGAACTGCGCCATGGCGTCCTGGTTGATGGGCATCTGCCCCTCGCCGTCGAACAGCATGTCGAAGTTAAAGCCGGGTCGATACCGCAGCGCCAGGCTGTCAGTATCGAGGCCGTAGGTCGTATTCGCTGGCATCGAGTTGTTGAGGCCGGAAACCAGCACGATCTCGGCTGTGCGCCCGCCGCCGATGTATTCCATCGACTGGAATCCCAACTTCGCCAGCCCGCCCTCGCGCGTCACGCGCTGAATGGCCGTCGTCGCGGCGTCGTAGGCGAAGTAATGCTCTTCCGACATCAGCAGCAAGTCCGCCGCACTGGTGCCGCGCGACCGCGCCGACATGACCTTGTTGAGCATCGGTCGGATGGTCATCGAATTGACCTGCGTTCCGATGGTCGGGAAGGCAGTATCGGCGTCGTAGGTGGTCGTGCGCCAGATCGCGTGATCCACCCGGCTGATCCCGCCGTAGGTGCCCGCGTTGGTCGTGATCGGCACAGCACCAGCAAGGCCGATGATCGACTTGCCGCCGTTGCCGGTGCCATCGCCGAACAGCGCGTCTTCCATGTCCTCTTGCGCCGACTTCTTGGCCGCGTCGACAGTCGCCTTCACCACGTCGAAGATTTGGTTCGCGCCTTCGTTGGCGCGCATCTCCTGACCGGTGAAGCTGATCGGCGTGTAGAGCGCCGCCGGGCTGAATACCGCCGAGTTGAACAACTCGACAGGCGGGTTTGCAAGGATGTCATCAGTTTTGTTACCGCAAGCCTGTTTATGACTTGCTTCTGCATGTCGCCATGCAGCTCAGACTATATCATCACCGTTTAACTTCGGTGCCGGGCGCTCTTGGGCGGAGTATTGTTTCCTCACCGCCTAGTCGTTGCACGTTCCGCACCCCTGGGGCTTTCGCCTTACATGTGCGGCTTCGCTCAGGATTGACTACACTACCTTGCAATGGTATAGTGGAGTGTTCCCCTGAATTCACCCGGTTATTCAATAGGTTCCTATCATGAGCAAAAGAAAAACAGGCCAAGACACCGCTTGTCCGTCATGCGGCGTCACCTATTACAGAAAGAAGTATGACGTCGAACACAACAAGCGCAAAACATGCGGCAAAAAGGAATGCCTGTCATGGCTCGTTAGCGGCGAACGCAACCCCTTCTGGAATAAGTCCCACACCAAAGAAAGCAAGGCGAAGATGTCAGATTCGCTCCGCGAGTTGGGCGGGGATCATCTGAAAGGGATCAAGAAAACCCTGTCGAAGTCATCCGAGGCGCAGAAGGAGCGTTCGGAGAGAGTTCGGAAGTCTTGGGTCACTTCCCGTGACATCAGGCTCGAATCACTCCCACGCGGCGAAGAACACCACTGGAAGAAATCCGGCCACATCAGGCGTCACCGCGTCCAATTCTCGCCTATGCAGCGAAGAGAATGGAAGGATGAAGAATGCGCCTTCTGCGGGGGCACAGAAAATCTAGTTCTTGACCATATCCTGCCAATATCTGCCGGTGGGTCGAATGAACGCATCAACGCTCAAACGCTTTGCCAGCCGTGCAATCTTTGGAAGATGTGGTTTGTAGACCGTCCTTTGGCTCTAGTTGTTAAAGGTTCCTAATGGGGCAATAGTTTACCCGCGAGCCCACTGGCTGGTCTGCTTGCCGATCTGGACCGGCACGCGGATTTCCGGGCCGGAAAAGGCGCGGATGGCGCCCTTGCGGCGCAGGATCGCCATGAGCGCGATAGAGTCGCTCACAAGGTCCTGGATTTCACTCGAAACCGCAGCGCGGCTCGCAGTGAGAATCTGCTGATATTGACGGTTGGTAACGATAGGCATCGTCGGGGTTCCTTATCCGGTTATCTTGGCGATGGCCTTCTTCAAGGCCTCGTCCGATGAGATTTTGCGGACAGTCCGGGATTCCCCGCCTGTTCCGCTGACTGACTTGGTTCCGGCAGGGTTTGGTTGCCGGTATTGGGTCTGGGTCTGAGCCAGCGGCTGTTGGTCGGTATGAGCGACACTCGGGTTTTGCGCGACAGCCCAGTTGTAGGCGTCGCGCAGGCGTTCCCCCGCCTGAATATCCGCGGGGTATTTCGTCAGGAACTCCGCGATCCGCGGTTCCAATTCAGTGGCGCGCGGGTTCTCGCGCTGGAAGGCCGTCCATTCGTTTGACGCGCTGGAAACCTTGGCCTCCTGCTGCTGCGTTTCCATGTGCTTCGAGAAGCCGCCGAGCTGTTGCTTGAGGCTCTGGACCTGCTGCGTCAGTTGGCTGATCTGGGCTTCCTGCCGGGATGCGGCCTGGTTGGCCGGCTGGCCCAGAATATGGGCAGCAATGTCGCGCAAGGTGGCGGGTTGCCCGTTGGCGCCTTTCAACCCGAGATTGGCGACGATCTGTTGCAGCCCGGAAATCGGGTCGCGCCGCAAATCGGCCTCCATCGACGTATATTGGTGCAGCGCCGTCGCAAGATCGGTGCCGCCCTGCTTGGCCATCTCGGCATACTGGCGCACCGGCTCGAATTGCTCGGCGTCCTGCCGGTATTTGTGGATGCCGCGTTCCATTTCCTGCGCGCGGCGGTGCATCGCGCCGCGGACGGACTCGGGGACGGATTCCCATTCCTTCTTGGCCGCGTCGTCAAAGCCGTGCGGCGGTTCTTTGTATGCGGTAGCGCGCTTTGGCGGTTCGGGATCGGCGGCAGGATCGTCGTCTGGTTCATCTGCGACCGGGGCCTTGGCTTTCTCGGCCTTGGCCTCTGGCGCGGGCTTTTCCGCTTCGGGCTTTTCCGCCTTCAGCTTGTCCTCGGGCTTCGGTTTTGCGTCTTTCGGCTCCGCAACCGCCTTCTCGACCTCGGCCATCAGCGTGTCGTCCAGCGACTTCTTTGGTTCCTCGCTGGTGGCGAGAACCGCCGCGCGCGGGGCTTCTGCCTGTTCAACAAGCGTATCCGTTTGCGGGCCTTCCGGCGCCGCAGTCAATGCGTCCGACATTGGTGGTTTCCTTGTCTGAGAAGGGTGCGCTAGGCGTTGACTTCTGCAATCGCCCTATGGATCGCCGCGTCGATCTTGCGGTCGTCCCGCTTGGGCTTGTCGCCGGGGCGCAGCCGGGCCGGGTCGTTGCCCACTTCGATCATCCCGTTGGCCTTGGTCACGGCGCGGAACGCCGATTTGCTTTCGTAGGTTTTGCCATCGACATGCTCGGTCGGCGGCATCGTGTCGCCCATAATCATAGGGCACGGGAAAGCAGCCCGCCGCGATGGCTCAGCGGGCCTCGGATCGTGGGTGATGGGATTCCACACAATCCGGTCATAGCCCCGCTTGTAGGCCGCGTCTGTCATCAGGCTTCCGGCTCCATCAGCCCGGCGTTGACCAGCGCGGCGGCGAGATCGGCGGCAACCACCGAATAGGCGGCAGGCGTTGCAGCGGCGGCAGCGACGGCGCTCAGTTCCGTCTCGACCGCGACCAGTGCCGCCAGTTCCGTGCCATCAGCCAGCTTGCTCGTGGCGATTGCAGCATCCGCCGCGACGTTCACGTTGCTGACCGCGCCAGTGCCGAGAACGGCCGCTGCGATCATGTCCTGGACGGCCTGTGCAAGCTGCGTCGGCATCCCCAGATTCACCAGTTTCTCTGCATTGGAAAGTGCCATTCGTTGTCTCCTTGTTCAGTAAAGGCCGTAGAATGTGCCGGTTGCAGCCGTGACCTTCGTCGGGCGAAGCCGAAGGACAGCCCCGGCTGCAACGGCGGTCAGGGCAAGCGCCGTTCCCGCCGCATCCTTCATCGTGATATTGCCGGTTGCCGTGCAAATAAGTCCGCGCGGCATGATCGCCAGATCGTCAGCGCCCGGCGTGATGGCAAACCACCTGTCGGCGGGATTGTCTTTGTTGGCGACATTGGCAAACTGGTCAATCGCGGCCATTGGGCTTTTCCTTCATCGCTTCCCGCTGCAATTCGCGGTCCTGTTCGGTTTTCTGCTCGGTGAACTGCTGCTGCCGATCCGCGCGGGCGTTGCTGCGTTCGCCCTCTATGGCCTGCCGCTCGCGGTCCTGCATGGATAGCGCCTGATCCGTCTGCCGGGCCTGAATGTCCGAAACCGCTTTCACGTCTTCGCGGTCCTGCTGGCGGGTCTGGTTCTGCGCATCGACGCCGAGTTTCTGGATTTCCGCGTAGACCTTTTCAATCCGGGCTTCCGTCTCGGCAATCGTGCCCTTGGTCTGTTCGACCTCCAGCATGAACTTACGCTGGCCCTCCTCGGCCTTCGACTGCGCCTCGGCCGCCCTCAACTGGATTTCCTGCTGCTTACCCTGCGTATCCGCCTGCACCTTGGCAACGGCGGCTTCCGCCTTCTTCATCTCAGCCTGTGCCAGCGCCATATTGGCCTGCGCCAGTTGATCGCTTTCGCCATTGCTCGCCTGTGCTTGCAGACGCTCCGCGATTGCCGGTCCCTGATCCGTGAAATCGTCAATCAGCCCTTCCAGTTCCCGCCCGACGCGATACGGCGCCAATGCGAACTTGAACACGCCGCCCGCAACCGCGACCGCTTCCGGCCCGAGCTGCATCATCGGCATGAGTGATTGCATGGTCCCGGCAAAGGCGGCCATGAACTCCTGACGCGACTGCTTCTCCATCATCTCGTCGGGGTAGATTGTGCTGTCGGTTTCGATATCCAGCACGAAAGGCCGCAGCTTCTGGTCTTTCAAGAACTCCATAACCGCGTCGATGGTGACGACTTGGCCGGCTTGCTCAATCTGCGGCTGCCATTTGCCGATGATCGCCTGTTGCGCCTGCTCGAACTGCTGCGCCGCCTCCTGCGGGTCAACCTGACCAGCATTGGCCATGCCCTTGGCCTTCTCGAACAGCGCCTCCATTTCCGCCTTGGCGCCAGCCCGCAGGCCGTCCAGTTGCCTTTTGGCTTCCGCGGCGGTCGGCAGGTCCATCTGCGCCATGTCGATCAGCGTATCGCGCGGAAACTCGTTCGCCATGATCTCCGCGCCGAGACGCGCCAGATCACGCGCAACCCGCACCAGTTCGGTCTGCTTGTCCCGGACGCGGGCGCTGCCGTTCTGTTGCTTTATCCGCTGGGCGCCGTAGGTCTCGTCCGCCTGCGTCTGGCCGCGCATGATATCGGACAGGCCGACGATCTGATAAACATCGTCAATGACCTGCCGCCGCAGTTCGATCAGTCCGGTAATGGTCTGCGCCACCATTTCCAGCGGCATCCACATGATCGGATCCCCGCCGCCCTGCATCAGCGACTGCATCGCGGGAATCGGGATCAGGATTTGATCGTCGTCAACCATCTTGATCGCGCGCTCGATTGCTTCGCCAACATCGCCGCCGCCGGCATAAAATCCGCGCACTTTGATGGCGCCGGCAAGCACGTGGATGCGCCGCGTCAGGTCGCGGACTTCCTCCAACTGGTCCTTGTAAAGCAGCATGTCCGGCACTGGCACCAGCGTTCGGCGCTGCACGGTTGCATAGGCTGGGCGCGGGCACGGAAAGAAGCCTTCCAGCTTCAGGTGCGGCGGCGCCTCTTCCAGCGTCTCAGGCACGCCTTCGGCGACCCAC